CCGTAAGCCGCGATATTCAACAGTGGCTTGCGGTCATCGGGGAAGAAATCTGCGAGCCTGGAAAGACATATTCGGAATGTTTGGCCCGGAAGCTCTGGGAAAAGAGCGTCAAAGGCGATATGCAAGCCGCGGATATTGTCCTTGAACGGCTGCTCGGCAAGGTGACCCAACCGATCAATGGCAATCTAAATGTCAACGCCAAGCTCTCTCTGCCCGACTTCAAAAAATCCATGAAGGGGGTTGCCGAGGACGAGAAATGATTAAAGGACAGTCCATGTCAGATCAGGGCCGCGCAAACATATCCGCTGGTCTAAAGGGTCACAAAACGTCACCGGAAACCAGAGAGAAATTAGCCGCCGCCCTGCGAGGCAGAAAGTATTCTCCCGAGACATTGAAGAAAATGTCGGCCGCTAAAATTGGCCGCAAAATCAGCTGGCAAACCGGGCGACGCAAAGACTACTACGGCTATATCTATATCTACTCGCCTGACCATCCGCACTGTACCTCTCAGGGCTATGTCTTGGAACATCGCCTTGTGATGGAGGCGCATCTGGGCCGGACTCTCCTACCCACGGAAGTTGTTCACCACAATAACGACATCAGAGACGATAACCGCATCGAGAACCTTATGAGGTTCGATGACAATCAAAGTCATCTTCGTCGGCACAGGGAACAAAAATGGAAGGGATGATGGAACAAGTCGCCGAACGGGAAACCGCCCAGGTCATGGCTGAATTATTTCGCCTTTATCGGGAAGACCCTGTTTTTTTCTTTGAACATGCTCTCGGTCATATGACCTGGACCAAACAACGCGAAATATTGGAATCCGTCCGCGACAACGAGAGGACGGCGGTCCGGTCGAGCCACGGCGTCTCCAAGACCTTCGCCGCGGCTGAGATCGCAGTCTGGTTCTTGAATTGTATCCCGAACTCCAAAGTCATCACCACGGCTCCAACTTACGGCCAGGTAAAGATGCTCTTGTGGTCTGAGATCAACGCGATCTACGCCCGGAGCCGGTTCGAGCTCGAGGGCGAATGCCTGATGACGGAAATCAAGACGGACGATGCCGACCATTACGCGATCGGGTTCTCGACGGACAAGCCAGCCAGGGGCGAGGGATGGCACGCGCCAGCCATTCTATTCATCTTTGACGAAGGTAAGGGAATTCCTCAATGGCTTTGGGATGCGGTCCGCGGAAGTATGACGGGCGGTTTCTGTCGATGGCTCGTGATGTCCACAACGGACGGCATTCAGGTCGGGGATCAGTATTGGAAGATTTTTCAGGGCGATAAAAGCGACTGGAATCGCATCCACATCTCGGCGTTTGAATCGCCGTATATCACCGGAGAGAAGTTCCGCGGGATCGACGTCCCCGATCTCATGCGACCCGATAGATTCAAACGGATATGGGTCGATCCTGCGAGTCTTTCAATTCAGATCGCTACACCGAAATACATTGACGACGGGCGGAGGGAGTGGGGCGAGGATTCAGTCCTCTACCAGACGAAAGTCCTCGGGGAGATCGTTGATGCCGGCGCCGACTCGATCATAAAACTCAGCCAGGTCAGTCAGATGTTCGCCAACTGGGATAAGCCGGATTTCAACACCGACGGGGCTGACGAGGGCGGGATCGACGTGGCCAGGGGCGGAGCGGACGATACGGTATTCAAGCATCGCAAGGGAATGAAGCTCATCGATTCAAAAACTATTTCAACGGCCAACCTTCCGGAAAAGGCCAAGCTCGTTTTCATCGCCGATGAGGCCGAGCGCTTTTTTGCGTATAACAAGAAAGTGCTGATCAAAGTCGATGACACCGGAGTCGGCGGTGGCGTCACGGACATCCTTCAGGCGAAGGGCTATTCCATCATCCCCGTAAACTTTGGCGGGGAGGCCGGCGATCCGGACAAATACCCGAACGTGGCTTCGGAGATGTGGTTCGAGGTCGGAAAGATCATACAGGAAATCGCATGCCCGAACAACGACCGGCTGATGACGGAGCTCGTGAACAGGCGATCAAAGGGCCTCGACAAGAAGGGGCGCCGGATCATCGAGAGCAAGGATGACTATAAGGCGCGCGGCTTCCGCTCCCCGGACGAGGCCGACGCCTTCCTGCTTGCCTTTTATAACCCGTTCGGGTCCGTGCGCCCGCGCATCGAGAGGGCGTGATGGGACTTCTTCAAATCCTGGGGGTCAAACCAACCCTGAGGGAAGTAAAACAAAGCCAAGCCACGGCCGTAACACTCTTGCTCTACGCCGGCCAGGAGGTGGCCTGGATGACGAAGGACCTGGCGACCTACGCCAGGGAAGGTTATATGGCCTGCCAGGACGCCTACGCCTGCATAGAGGTAGTCGCTAAGGCCATCGAGTCCATCCCGATCATCCTCTTCCGCGGCGAGGGCAACAAGGAGGAGGAGATTACGGATCACCCGCTCATCGATCTCATCAGGCGGCCGAACCCTCGGGAGGGACAATCGAAATTCCTCGGGAGCTTCATCCGATTCCTTTTGATCGCCGGGAACTCTTACATCGAGGCCGCCGGGCCGACCACGGGCCCGCCCCGCGAACTTTACGTGTTAAAGCCGCACCGGACCAGCGTCCTCATCGGGAACGCCGTCGATCCGATTGCCGGATATCGATACCGCGTCGGCGGCGGTAAGAAAGATTTCGACCCCAAGGACATCCTGCACATGTCAACCTTCCACCCGATCGACGACTACTACGGGCTCGCGCCGATTGAGGTCGCGGCCCGCGGGATTGACATCTCGAACTTGGGTATGAAGTGGAACGCAAAACTGCTGACGAACGACATGCGGCCGTCGGGAGGCTTCATCTTCGATAAGCCGCTGGTCGGGGATCAGCGTGCAATCTTCAAGCAAGACATTAGGGACTTGCAACAGGGCGCCGAGAACGCCGGGAACTTCCTCATCCTCGATGGCGTGAAGGACTTCAAGCAGATGTCCATCAACGCGAAGGAGGGCGACTGGACGAACCTCGACAAGTTAACGACCCGGAAGATTTGCCGCGTCTTCAACGTCGCGCCAGAGCTCATCGGCGACAGCCAGAACAAGACCTACTCGAACTACCAGGAGGCGCGGCTCTCGCTCTACATGGACACGGCGATCCCCCTGGCCATGTGGATCCTGGACGAGTGGAATACCTGGCTTGTTCCGAAGTTCATCCGGCCAGGATCGAACGAAAGGCTGAGGCTCGCCCCGGACATCGACAACGTTGACGCCCTCCAGGAGCAGAGGGACAAGGCCTGGACGAGGATGGGCGGGGCCTGGTTCCTGAAATTCAACGAGAAGCGGCAGGCCTGCGGCTACGCACCAGTGAAGGAGCCGATCGGGGAGATCTACCACATTCCCGTGGGGTTCCTGGAGACGGATGGCAACGTGGGCGGCAACGGCGATGAAGGCGACGTGGGCGGCAACGGTGGGGCCGCCGGCAGCAAGAGCCACAAGAAGGCGAGCGGTCTATGGGGCGATGTCAAGAAGCGTGAGCGGTTGTGGCAGGTTTTCGAAGCCCGCATCAAAGTGCGGGAGAAGTCGTTCGAGCAAATAGCGAAAGACTATCTCCGGGCTCAAGCCGATGCGCTACGGCAAAAGGCGTCCCGGATCGATTCGTTAGACGGGGTTCGGGCGGGGGACATCTTTGTCGTCAACGAGGAGGCAAAACGGTATGCCAAGAAGTTTACACCCTGGTATGTCGACCATTTCATCCGGGCCGGGAACGCGGGGATGCAGGCATCAAAGGGGGAACTCTTCGATGACGCGGAATTCAAGGTCTTGGCTTGGGGGGAGGATCCGAAAAAGCCGACATCCTGGATCTTCACGATGACGCCGGAACAGGACGCGAAACTCAAGGATATGATCTTCAAGTCGGGGACGAAGGTGAGCGAGACGACCCTTGAGACCGTCGAGAAAATGATCATGACCGCGAATGCGGAAAACTGGACGGTCGCGGAATTCGCGCAGAACCTGTCCGACAAGATTTCGGACCTTGGGCCGTGGAAGGCACGGCTCTGGGCCAGGACCGAGAGCGTAAAAGTCGATAACTACGGCGCGGTTGAGGGTTTCAAGGAAACCGAGTTCGTGGAGAAGAAGGGATGGATGTGCTCGTTCGTTCCGGCGAGTCGGGATTCCCACATGGCGGCCGATGGTCAAGAGGTCGCGTTGGACGATGACTTCAACATCGACGGGAAGCCGATGGCGTTCCCGGGCGACCCGAAGGGCGGGGTAGAAAATTGCGCGAACTGTCTTTGCGGAACTTATCCGGTAGTCGGGGAAGTGGAGGGCTAAAATGAAAAAACTCGAGACCAAGGAATTCAAGTTTGTGGTTGACGAAATGGATGAGGAGAAGGGCACGTTCCACGGCTACGCCTCGATCTTCGGCCTCGTCGACTCCTACGGTGACATGGTGCTGCCTGGTGCCTTCAAGAAGACGCTCCGGGAAAAGAAGGAATTTCCGATGCTCTGGACCCACGACGTCCGGGAGCCGATCGGAATCATTAAACCGGAGGAGGATGAAAAGGGGCTGATAGTCGAGGGGCAGCTGAACCGCGACGTCCAGCGGGGCCGCGAGATCCGCAGCCTCATGGCGCAGCGCTCCGTTA